GTCCGTTGTAGCAACGACAGCATCCCAGATTGACGATGAAGTCAGGCCAAGCTCTACACCCTCATCCGTCTTGTACGCGGCTTTGATGCCAGCGACTTGGGAGCGGTTGAATTTGCGCGCCTTCAAAAAGGCTTCCATGTCGTCAACCTTTGCCTGCTGAGCTGCGACAATCTGCGCCTGCTTCAACGTGATGTTGGAGCGCGCTACCTCTTTGAGTGCAGGAACAACTTCGGACATGAAACGAGCGGGCGCACTGGCTGTGTGCCGTATGGTCAACTCTTCGAGGTCCCGCATTCCCCAGATGATGCGATTGCAACAGATGTAGTCAAACACCCAGTAGGCAACCCACAAGCGACCACCACCCACGTCCGAGTTGCCGATTGCAATTCCCGTTGACAGGCGGCCCGGCTTGCCGTCGCGACGGTTGGGTACTTCCGTGGTCTTATCCTCATCAGCGAGGAACGCGACGATATCCCGGTCACTGGCGTAGAGAGTCGTGTTGCTTTTGGTAATCGGTACCTGCTTACCGAATTCGCCCGGAATGCGGAACGCACCCGTGCGACCATCGCCAAAAGCCTCTACCAAGGCTTCAGCAACGCGCGCATCCCAAATGCGCCCGTAGTTCGGGCCTGTGACAGCGTGAAGCTCCGCCGGGCCGCCGTTCGCGTACAACAGTACGCCGATATCCTCCACAGGGCGCGCGACGTGCAACCCATAGTTGAGGCAATCAACAGTCAGCTCGTTGGGAAGGTCCCGCAGGTATCCGGCCGGCGCACCCGCGCGCTGCGCGAGCTGGCCAAAGGCCCAGTGCGTGGGGATAGCCGCGTTGCCGGAGGGGCCGCGAACAACGAGCTTGCCGTTGTCGATATCGGCTGTGAGCGACTTGGACGCGACCACACGCGCGTTGCTGTGCTCCATCCTGTGCTGTGTGGCCGCGCGAAGGTCCAGCAATGAGGTGTAGCGCTCATCCGCCGGACGTGAACGCCATTGCTCGTTGATGCTCATGTTGGTCATTGTCATTGAAGTAACTCCAGACTACTAACGTTGCTGCGATCCGCCGCAGCGTGCGTGACACGTAACGTGTCGGGTTAGAAAGAAATCGTTGCCTGTGCGGCTTCCATCTCAGCACGCAATCCGTCGAAAGTGGAGCGGGCGCGCGGTGCGGGCGCAGCCTTTGGCGGCTCGCGTGGCGGCTCATCATTCTGCGGCTCGCGCTTCATCAGCTCCAGCTCACGGCGTAACGGCTCAAGCGACCACTCAACACCGGGCCGCGCGAGCTTTTCCCATGTGCGGGCCGCATCACGCCATGCGGCTTTGTCGCGCGGGTCGCTGGCGGCTTCAGCCTGTGCGTATGCGGCTTTGGCTCGTGCGGTCGCTTCGGTTGGTGTCATGTGTGCGGCTCGTTGGTTGCTGTCGGGGCGATGCGAAGATAGCACGTGCTACACAGTCGGTGTCAAGCGGTTTATTTCTCGAAGTGAGACATTCACCACAGAATCGGGTCGCCAAGCAACTTCACGAACCGATAGACAGCGGCCCGACTGATACCTGTGATGAGCACAATGTCCGCAGCGCTGCGCCCTTCACGCCATAGCCGCGTAACCGTCCTACGCCGCTCGCTGGCGGCTTGGCGGATCGTGGCGCGGCGTATCTCAAGGTTGGCGAGCTGCGCAGGCTGTAGCTCGTAACGATCGGTCACAGGATCATAGTCACGTGTGATTGCGCCCTTGGCTGCGCGCCGTTGTCGGTCGTAGCGCGCTCGGCGCAGCTTGTTGCTGTATGGCATTTGCGTATCTCCGTGGCTGGGGTTGAAAGCATGTCTCACTTGGCGGGTTGCGTAAAGCGAATCCCATTTGCGCTCAAAAATCCCATGTCCACTCGGATTCGCCTACATCGGTCGCCAATCTGCAATTTGTTTACGATAGGAGCTGTGTTTTTAATGGGACTAATGAAGCTAATGGGATTTCTCTTAGTATTCAGCAACTTGCACAGTCCCATTACCAATCCCATTAACCCTCAAACGGGACTGGCCACGGGCCGCCGTGGTGTCTCATGCGGAGCTGTGCGCAACTCCAACTGAGACACGCGAGTTGCGCCCGCTCCGACTGAGACGAGCGAAAAGCGCGGCGCGAGTCGCGTGTTGCGTTGGGGGCTCTCCTAGTCGCCATAAGCGGTTGGGGCGGGGGAGCCCTTTTGCGGGACCCTAACGGCGGACTACGCAAGCCGGCGCTTTGTACCAACCGCAACGAGCAACCCGCCAAAGTCTCCAAGTGAGACACGACCCGCCGAAGTCTCCAAGTGAGACACATAAGGCTTCTCACTACGAGCGCCCGAGGGACCCAAACGCGGCTTGCAATCAGGACACCGGGGGGTGCTATATTCCCCACATGAAACACACCTACCTGATGACCCTACTAATCGGCCTGGACCGCTTCGGCGCCGCCGTGCTGTTCAACATGACTGACTGCTGTATCTCCAGCCTGTGTTGGGTGATGCTGGCGTACAGCGGCCGGATACCCGCCTCAGCCAGCGAGCGCGAGTTGGCCGACAAGACGCTAAAGGCCCTAAACCCCTACCGTTGGCAGGAAGAGCTGTTGCTACTCATCGGGCGTGCACTGGAGTGGAAATGGCCGGGCCATTGCAAAGCGTCCGCCAACGCGGATATCCTCACGGCCATGCGTACCATCAGCTACCTACAGCCATGACACCAAAACAACGCCACGCCGCCCTCATCGTCTACCTCACCGCGAAAACCCACGAACAGGATTGGCACGGCGTTAGCGATGCGGCCAACGACTTGAGAGTGTTGGAAGCGCGGCACCCGACAGCTTCACACAGTGAGCACTGCGCCTGCGACGACTGTGACCGGGAGCGCGCCCGGTGAGCGCTGACAAAATCGCGCGGTCCCACACCGCTGCAGCCATCGCGACGCTGGCCAAGATCATGAAGGACACGACCGCGAAGGATGCTGACCGCATAAAGGCGGCCGACTCGATCCTAGACCGGGGTCACGGTAAGCCGCTGGCCGCCACGATCACCCTGCCGCCCTCGAAGCAAGCCCTGCAACAGCTCGCGGCCATGACCGATGACGAACTCATGGCGGTAATTCGCAAGCCCTTACCGAGACTCGCGAGCCCGGCTATCGACGCCGAATTTGAAGAGGTGCCGGCGCCGCGACCGGGCGAGCGCGACCCGTTATTGGACTGATGCCCCTACCGCCGGCTATGCTCCGGCGCTATGTCGATATCACAACAGCAAGCCTCAGCCGAAATGCTGCGCCGGCAACAGTCGCGCAGCTCCCTAGTTCACTTCTCACAGGCCATTGATATACCGGGCATCCCGGCGGCCAACGAACCCGAGTTTGAGGAAGACGAAAGCGGCAAGCTCATTGACCGCTTCGTGAAGTCGGAGATTATCTACCGGCCCGTGGAGCTGCGGATTGCCCTGCACCACGTGATGATGATGCAGGCGATACAGCGGTGCATCATGACCCCACGGGGCCGGCTCATGATCTTTGCCCCGCCCGGTAGCGCGAAGTCAACCTACGCCGCCGTTGTTGGTGTGGTGTGGGCAATGGGGCGGCAAAAAGACTTCCAAGTGATACTGGCATCCTACGGTGCGGCTATCGCGGCGAAGCAGTCCCGCAAGGTGCGCTCGATCGCGAAGGACCCACGGTATACAGCCCTGTGGGATTCAAAGCCCCGGCTGTTGGATGACCAACGCGCCGTGGACGACTGGAGCCTCACCAACGGCTCATCGCTGATGACCGGCGGCTTGCTGTCCGGCATCACCGGCAACCGTGCGGACCTCTTTGTTATAGATGACCCGGTTGCGAACCGCGAGCAAGCTGACTCCCCGACTATCCGCGAGAAGACATACAACGAATTCATTGACACGGTTATGACCCGCGCGAAGCCGCGAATGTCGTGCATCATCATTCAAACACGTTGGCACGAGGAAGACCTTAGCGGCTCAATCCTGCCACTTGACTACAACGGCGAGTCGGGTGTTATGTTGTGCCGTGACGGGCAGAAGTGGGAAGTACTATGCATCCCGGCTGAAGCCGAACGGGAAGACGACATACTCGGCCGCAAGCCGGGTGAGTTTCTATGGCCGGAGCACTGGCCGCGTGAGCACTGGTCAACATGGCGTGACAACCCGCGCGCAGCTCGCACGTGGGCGGCGCTCTACCAACAGCGGCCGGCGCCGTTCACGGGCGTGCACTTCAACCGTGAAATGTTCAAACGGTATGACCCTGACTTGCCCCGGATGGACCTATGATAATTCGAGGCTACGAAGGGCTCGATTGCCTGCCGCGTACACTCAACATCTATGGCGCGAGCGACTACGCCACGATGGAGCCCCAGAAGGGCAAGAAGGAACCCGACTACACGGAGCACGGCATTGTTGGTGTTGATAAAATCGGGGACCTTTGGTTTGTAGACTGGTGGTTTGGGCAGAAAGAAACTGACGAGTCAGTGAAGCAATTCCTGCGGCTTGTTGGTCTCTACAAGCCCCGTAAGTGGTGGAACGAGGGCGGCACACTCGACAAGGGCATAGGCCCCTTCATCCGCTCCGAAATGCGCCGTAAGCAAAAGTTCGTGAGCATCGAGCACCTACCCTCGTTGGAAGACAAAGGGGTGAAGCTGCAGGCGTTCCACGCGCGGGCGGAAGCCGGCACGGTGCACTTCCCGCTGAAGCGCCCTTGGGCGGAGCGGGTGATAGATCAGCTCGTGAAATTCCCTAGCGGGCGCTTCGATGACGGGGCGGATGTCTGCGGGCTCATCGGGAGGGGGGTTGACAAAATGATGGACGCCAAATTGCCATCCACGCCCAAGCGGGATATCCTGATACCGTACACCGAAAAGTGGCTGATGCACAACGACCGCGAACAGCAACCCGAAGTGAGGTTTTTCCCGTGAGTCAGACAACCAATATTCCCGGCTATCCGACGAATTTCCAGGCCAATTTGCCGGTTGCGTCCACGATGACAACGCAGATTGCGGGCCGGACGGTCGTGACCGACAGCCGCACCAACGTCATTATCACAGCCAAGCGCTGGAACGGACAGTAACCCATGAAGACCTTTCGCCCCGGCTTACCTCCCCTCTTCACCGATGAAGACGCGACCCCCTCGGCCACCCCCAACCGTATGTTCACTCCGGCCGAGAAAGGCGCCGGGGCGGACAAGCCTTTTCTGAGCCCGGCTGACGCCATCGCCGCAGCGGACGCGCGGCATGCCGCAAGTCAACCGCCCCAGCCGGTACCCCAACCGTCTGCACCTGCGGCACCGGCTGCACC